ATTTGGATAGTTATATATTAAAAGATGTATAATAATTTAATAATTAAATTATTAAATTATTAAAAAAATGTTAGTGTATATTAGTTGAGACATAATGAACGATCCTATTAAAGTTATCCATAAATTTAAAAACATAAATCGCAAGATACAATACAATGTATGTATTTTTTTAGGTAATATTATAACTATGGACGCAAATATAAAAAAAATTTTAAAAAAAATCAAAGATTTGAATTTATTTGACACTTTGCTAATATTGAGTGAAGCAGAGAACAATACAATGAAAAAATATTATGGTGACAATTGGTATAACCATTTTTTTAATTACAAACACATTGAATTCTCCGTCAATAATATTCGAACAACAAAAGTAAAAAAAGACGAAATTATCGACAAATATGGCAATGAATGGTATAATTTACATATCGATACATATAATACTGATACATCTTCTAAAACATTGTATAATTTCGCTTCTGTTTTTAAAGAAGATAGAGAAAAAAAAAATAAAATTTCTAAACAAATTAAAAATAGTGGAACCTCTGCCGCCTTGTTGGAAGAAGATATTGACTATACTTTGCATAATATTAATACAGACCAAAATGGAGGTGGTAATGGTAGCGATAATCTTGATGTTATTGATATGGAACCATATATAGACCAAATAAAAAATACTAATAATAAAATGTTTTCAGTCAGTCCAGAAATTGACACACAAATTAATATCAATAATAATATTCAATTATATGACAAACTTATAGAAACCAAAAAAAAACAAAAAGGTGGAAATAAAAATGATGATACTGATGAAGATGAAAGTGAAGATGATAATGATGATAATACGGACGATGAAGAGGAATACAGTTCTGATGAAGATGAAGAGAGTGAGGATTCAACAGATGTTTCAGAAGATGAAGAAGTGAAAGACAATAATTTGACTGATGTGGAACAAGAATATGAATTATCATACAATGATGATGATAATGACATTTCGAATGCTGACATATTGAATATGGATGACAATATTGTTGAAACAACTAAATTAATCAATGATGCATTAAGTGATGAAAATATTCAATCAATATCAGATTTTGACGAGTCAAAAAACAATAATGTGTATGATACAAATTTAAAAGATATATTTACAAAAACATATATATTTTCTCAATTTATTTATAAGGATGATACAATACAGATGATAAAACATAAAATAACGTGTGGAATTAAACAGAATACAATGTTTGGCAAGGGTATTCCATATATCATTCCATCAAGAATATATATGTGGTCTGAATATTCATATGAAAAGAATGACGGAAATAATATTAAAAAAATAAAAGATCAGATAATGTTGGGGCAAAAGTGGATTAAACGAAATGAATTATTGAAAGTATCGACCGAACCAAATGATAATCTAAGAGTGTATGAAAAACTTGCAGGAAATTTGAAATATCTTAAAGATGATTTATCAAAATATGGTTCCAGAATTAAACGTGAGTTCGATGACACAAATATATTGGATGAATACGCACAATATATCACAAATAATGAAATTTATATGATAGATATATACCATGAACTTGGACTAAAATATGCAGATGTAAATGAAGAATCATTAAAAAATTTATACAGTGTATATGTGAAAATATATTATAATATTTCTCAAGATGAATTCAAACAAATTATTGATAGTCTGAATCAAGGATCCCAACAGGAAACTAATCGCATTAATAACTTCTTCAAAAATATTAAAAATGATCTATTAATAGAAAATGAAATATGCAAAACTATTGATGAACTACGTCTGACACCGAATAAATATGTAAGCTTGTTTAAAGAAAATAACGTCACACAATCCGTTATACACATCTCATTACAACATATTAATATTATGAAAAGCAGCAAAATCGATCTTAGTCGAATATTCGATAATTTTGTTGTTGATGACACGTATCCATACTTGCAATTTCAAATGGGAGATGGTAAATATAACTATAAAATGAATACTCGTAGTACAGAGACAGATAAAGATGCCGTATTAGCGAAATGGTTTGAAAATTCGCCATATGGTATTAGTTTTAAAGTAAAAATAAATCTCAAAGGTGATTCATCGAACAAATATATTTCGATTAATTTAAATGAAAACGCCCAGCTCGAATATAAAACTCAATGGAAAGAAGTAGATCAAGCTACATTTGATGATGTTAAAAAAACATATCCGTTTATTCGTAATCTATTATCCAAAATCAACACTGAAAATGATAAAATTCAATTTACTATCCCAACTGATGATAAATTTAGATACGCTTTTATTAATACCATTCAACAAATCGAACTACCTAACGACTACATATTAAATCATAATGATCTTTCCGACTTTGCAGTATATTTCTTCCCTTATATTGCAGTTGTCGTTGAACCACGTAAAAGACAATCTAAAATTAAAATCAAAGACGATAAATCTAAATATGGCTCATATTTTAGGTATAAACGAATTAGTAAGTATGAGAATGAAGCTCGTATAGAACATCGTATAATTCATTTTTTAAGAAATTATGAATATGTGGAAAAATTATTGGTTCTTGAGATAGCCAAACAGTTTAATATTACGGATAAACAGGCATTAGACAAAATTTTAGAAGTTAAAGAAAAATTTCCAAATTTAAAAAAATCAAGAAAAATTCTTAAAACAATGAACGTCATACCAAAATATAAACCACCTGGAATTGACATCAATATACAAGGTAAATTAAGAAGTAAATATAAAATGCGTATATCTGGTGCTCGTAATAAATACCAGTTAGATAAAATTATTTCTTTCATGAATATTTTATTGTATCTATATGTTGAGACGTACCAACGGAAAAATCCAGATATGAACCCCATTAAAAATAAACTCAAATCATTAACAAATATTGCACGACGCAGAAATAAGGTTGATGAAATTGTTTTACAAGAAGTAAATGTATCCAATATTAAAGAACTAACTAAAATAGATAAAGAACGTCTTGCATATAAACCTGAGAAAGGGCAAGCACAATGGACCCGTAATTGTCAAAACTCTGGAGACAAAAAAAGACAACCTATCCCATATAATGATAAAAATATTGATGAACTACTTAAACAAGGTTATGTTTATAATTCTACCTCCGGCGACTATGAACGCTCTTATACAAAAGGTAAAAAAGAAGTTACTCTACATGCCGCTAAATTAACTAATAATGATGGATCTCACGTCTATTATACTTGTAATCCTGAAACTAATAAAGAATACATGTATGTCGGATTTTTATCTAAATCTACTAATCCGAGTGGTTTGTGTCTTCCCTGTTGTTTCAAGAAAGACCATTATACTTCCAAAAACAAAGAAAAAAAAGATTTTTATATGAAATGTGTAGGTAAATTCAAAGAAACTGGCAAAGTTAATAAAAAATTAATGGGTGAAAAATTATACATTTTGCAAGATACTAATAAAATTCAAGAAGGACGTTTCAGTTATTTACCTAGATATTTAGACATCTATTTTAATACCATGTTAAATAAAAGTCGAGTTATTAAAAATCATTATCTTATGTCAAGCAAAACTGGTTATTTTTTTAAATATGGGTCCAGACAAGACGAATTTCCTTATCTAAATGCAATTGCAAGTGCTGTTGATTTATCAATTGACGACATTAAAAGTAAAATCAAACAGGCATTAACATCATCAAACACTGAAAAAAACATTGAGATATTTACTTATCTTAACAATGGGGATATTCGAACACAATTCACTACAATCGATAACTATTTATATTTTTTGAATACAAATATTGATATAGATTATAAAACAGTTGAGGACATTTTATGTATCCCTAATATCATGTTTGATAATGGTATGAATGTTATTATTTTTGAGAAAAAAATTATTCCTAATCTTGATGTATCTAATGAAACTGTTTCAAACGAAAATAATGATAATATTGTTAATATTAATAGTGATTATGCATTATTATGCAAAAATATGGAAAATAGTGATATGTTATATGATCCTAAAAGAAAAAATATATTTTTTATTAAAGAGGAAACACACTATTATCCCATCTTCATGTGTATTAAAGAAGAAAATTCAAAGTCATTAGATCTTATCAAGGCATTTGAATATGAAAATAAACAAAATAACATTATAAATCATATTAGCACATATTTTTTCCTCAACTGTACCCAAAATACACCAAATATTATCAAAACTGATAATGCTAAAATTACTAAACAAAAATTAGATGTAATCCAACCTAAACTAAATATTATAGGTCAAGTTATTGATAAACGAAATAAATGCAAGTATTTAGTTCTCGATAATAAACATCTTATACCAGTAAAACCATCTGGAACTTTATTAGATATAAAAATATATGATTATGCGTCCCTATTCATTAACACTCTTGAATCTACGATCGCACATCTTATGGATGTTTTTAATTCATCAAATACAAACAATAAAAATAAAAATAATAAAAATAATAAAAATAACAAAAATAATAATTCAGATTTGGATGATGTTGAAAGTGATGATACAGATGAAGAAGATGATAATGTAATAAATTGTAAAATTCATGGATATATATATGACAAAATTATTGACAAATCGTATAACATCATTGCAATCTTTACAGATAAAGAAGTTAAAGAAATTAATATACCAGTACAACCTACTATTATTAAATACGATGACCTTATTAAATTGTCTAACAAATATGGTATCAAAAGAATTATTGAACCACTTAATCGTACTCTTAATGATATTATTGATGACGAACTAATCAAAGGACCCGATAATATTGTTGTTGATGAACGTATATATAATGTCGCAAAAGATACTTATGAAAACGAAATTTATGAGTTATTCCGTCTTGAACTTTCTAATTTCTTATACAATCATCCTGATTATAAAAATAAAATTGAGTCTATTATCACACATAAAAAATTAAATAAAGATGAAAAAAAACAGAATGTTAAAAAAATATTATATAGATACACCAACAAAGAACTTAATAAACTTTTTAGTTCTATTTATAATTCAAATGATTCTGACGATTCTAATATTCAATATGCAGGAAATGTAAATGAAACAGATGAAATAGATGAAACAGATGAAACAGATGAAACCAATAATATAGACACTGATGATGAAAAGAAAAGAAGCGAAAAGGAGGAAGAAGACAGATATATTGAATTAAAAAACAAAAAGGAAATAATATTGGATGATAAAATACAAACGACATTTGTCAATTTAGTAGGCGACGATAATCTCAAAAAAGAACAATTAGTTAAATTCAATATAAGTAACAATCGCGAATTGTGTAAAATAAATGTTGAGAAACATACTTGTAATAAAAATATTAATTGTAATTATGCAGGTGGTAAATGCAAATTAGCATTAACAAAAAAACAATTAATTTTATTCATCAACAAAGTGAGCGATGAATTGACATCAAATGAATTGAAATCAAATGAAATATTACAAAAGGATAATTATTTTGTGTCAGATATTGTTGATCCAGATAGATTTAAACAAAGACCTTTTCAGAAAATCATTAAATCTGCAAATCTAAACATACAAAAAATATTGGCTGAGATATTTGGTAAAAATAATATTCCACAAATCGGCAAAAATAGACCAAATCGTGCTGTTAATATACCTATCACTGAAAATACTACTTTCCCTCTTGAACGATTTAATAATAAATATATACAGTTCGTTAATCAATCTAATGGAATTTTCCGTTCATATTCAAACTGTTTCTATTGGTTAAAACATAAATATTCAGATGTAACATTTCGTAATTTGGGATATTATAGTCCATTACAAACAGATATGAGTAATATTTTTAAGAGTTTCATTATTGACTATTTATTGAGTAATAAA